AATTGATCTGGGAATGCAGCAGCCTGAATATCTATGTTTACTTTTTTCATTTATTAAGTAATTGACTTACTGTGTTCTTGTTATTATATCTTGCAAAGTTAATGCTTATTTTTGATTGTTTTTGAATTGGAGTGTATAGGTGTTTTTGATTTGCCATTATAGCTAGCCCTGAACTTATGGCTGCATCAAACTTTGTTCTATTGTTTATATCAAACTTAGCCCAATCCTCTAATGTTCTTCTAAAATACATTACACCCATATCATCTTTATCTCTATAATTTCCTTCAAAATCTAGCCCAATGTGCTTTTCAATAAACGACTCTATTGCTGAGGCGTGAGATTGCTTTACATCTTCCGAACTATTAGGAATTCCCCCTAACTCTCTTTCTGTTTTAGACAATTTATTATATGCCTTATCTGGTCTATTTAAACTAAATCCTCTGTATCCTCTGTTTTTAAAATGATACAATAATCTAGGTTTATTATTTTCACACAAAATTGGCATACCATAAAATACACACGCCATTAAAACTTCTTCAAAAAATATCTCAGCAGTTTGAGGTCTAGCAATATATTCTAAAAAAATATGATTACTAGGAGCATCAGCCATGCTAAACTTTGTTATTCCATGTAAAGCCCCATTAGAACCTTTTCCTACAACAACCCCAGATATATCATAAGAGTCACACCCAAAAGAACCTATGTGTTCATTTCCAGGATGCTTTCTACCATTCTTAATTACAACATTATTTTGAAGCTCAAGCTTAGGTATGTAAGTTACAAAAAATCTTCCTCTTTTATTTGGAGTCCATATAACCTTACTATCTTGAATTCCATCTTTCCAATGGAAACCTCCTTGAGTTACATGGTGGTGTATATTTAAAGAATCATTGTAATCTATTTGCTGATATATTTTAGTAAGATTAAATAATGACTGCTTACTTTCGTCCCTAAACGCATGTGACTCAGTTCTAGGAAATTGTCTATAAAATTCATTTAAAGCATCAGGATCTGACGCTAATGAATCTACTTCATTCTGCCAATAATCTAAAGCTCCTTGTATTATTATTTCCTTATCTATTCCAATTACTTTTTTTTCTGGATTATTAAAAACAGGCATGCCGTAAATATCTATAAAGCCTTCCATATTCCATTCCATAGGAACAAATAAATTATATAAACCACTCTTTGTTTGTCCGTTAGAGTTTCTTTTTAAACAATCAGATGATTCAAATAAATCTTTAAAATTTCTACCCCCTTTATCTAAAGCGTTTGATGTTGATCCCATCATACATTTACCAATAACCCTACTACCTAAACGTAAACACGTTTTAGTTACTCGCCAGTTATTTAATATATTTTCAGGCCTTTCCCATTTACCACTCTCATCATGTACAAGTAGTTGTAATTTTTCTCCATCATAACTGTTATCTGATGTGTTTTTCCAGTCAATAGTTGTATCTAACCCTTCAAGCTCTTGATCATCCAAAACATACATGTTTTTTTTAGTAATCTTAGAAGCCGGAACTCTGTATGCTAATTCAGTCTTTGGTTTATCCATACCATCTTGTATAGGTTTAAAGAAAAAAGGATAATTGTTTGATATAGGAACAATTTTATCTGTAAACATTTTTTTAGCATCCGCTCCTGTTTTAGATAATATTCCAACTCTTGAATCTTTAGTTATAGTAGCTGTATTCACGCCCTCGCACGAACTCATAAATGAAAATCCAGAACGTCTTATTTTTAAGTAACACATTCCAAAACTTCTTTTATCAGCCTTACATGCTTCCCAGAATATATAAAACAATCTATTAGCTTCTCTAAAATCAGGATGACCAACATCAATCTTTGTCCACTGTAGATACATGTAATGTGTTCCCGTTATGTAAGTAGGTAAACCATTGTTTATAAACCAAAAACCTTCTTCTCTTTTATCAAATTCATTTTCAATGTAGTCTACCCAGTCGTTTTTAAACTGTGGCGGAGCATCATGCCAATGAAATATTGATTGTATTCTTTTAAGTTCTTTAGGTAGTTCGTGAGTTTCCCAATACTGATCTTCTTTGTTTTTAGATCGCTTATAACAACTTGAGGGAGGTTTAGGAAGCGCTATGTTTAAACCACTTATATTTATTATATCTTCTATTTGTCCAGACTTAGAAATAACCACAAAATCATACTTCTCATTATATCCATACTGCCAACTTCTCGCCTTATTTTTTATAGCTAGAACGCTTTTAGGCACCATGTTATATAGCGCAAAACTTAATTTATTTTGATCTTGATTCCGCAAATCCTTTAGGTGTATTATTTTTAATTATATCTGTTCCATCTAGCATTTGTTTCTCTTCTTCTATTCTTTTTAATATTTCAAAAGCATCAAAAATTGCTAGCTTTTTAGTTGCCGCTGCATTTTTTAATCTATCTGCTGCCAGCTCATCGTCAGAGTCATATTTAATAATATCTTCTTTAGCTACTTTTATTAATTGTATTACAGCTTTTTCACCTGCTTTTATTATCTGTAATTTTATTTCTTTTATATCCATTACAAAATCATTGTGATGTTATTTGTATACATTCTATAAAGTTTCTGATCGTTAATCAAAAACTCATATTCGCTTTCTGGTGTAAAAGATATTTCATCCCCTATATTTACACCTAGTTGTAATAACTCTTTGTTTATATATTTTACTTTTCCAACCAAAGGCTCTTCTTTACCTGTCTTTCCTAAAAATGATTCTTTAGCTTTAACTGGTTCAATAAAACAATATTTAGAATGTGCATTCCATTTTTCGTTTTGATAATATAAATAGAACTGATCGTTATCCACTAAAAACATATCCTCCATAAAAAAACTCTTACCACTTTTCTCACGCCCTTGCATGTCAAAGTAAAATTTAAATACGTTATGATGAACTAGTAAAATATCATTGATCTTTACATCTCCCTTATAGTCTAATGGTAAAGCAATAACTTCACCAAATCTATTGGACGCAACATGATCTTCTTTTGAGGAGCTTGTAATAAAATCAATACCTCCTATGTTTTTTATATTGTCGTATCTTCTCCCTTTTACAGGACGAACAATAAAAGAGTATGGTGATTGCATTAAAAGTTTATATTATATTCTAAGGATATAGGTAAGGTTGTTTTAAACTCTTTCCATATTAAAATTTCTTTTTTTTCAGGTTTTTCAATCCAAATTTTATAAGATTCCGCTTCTGGATCGTGTTGAATTAAATGAATAAAATAAGAACCACCTAACACGTCTTGCCCTACAATGTAATGCATAGCTCCAGACTTATAGTCTGCTCCTATTGAAATCTTCCTAATATCCATTTAATTAAAATGTAGACGCTAATTTAAGTGTCTGATAAGTTATATTAAAATATAGTGTTCCTCTTCCTCCTGTTGTTGCGGTGTTTGCTGCTGCTGTAAGATTTAATGCTGTTGCCGAAGGTAAAATTTGCGTATCAGGTGTTCCTCCAATGTTAAACACAACATCTGTTGCTGAATTTAAAACTGCTTGAGTAATTGTATTAAATGGTAAAACACCTATTTTTGGAATTGCTCCAGTATTTGCAAAATCAAAAGCAGTTGCACCAGCGTCCATAAAACACACCATATCTTTTATAAATAAAGCAAATCCCGCACCTGGAGAAGCAATTAATTCAAAAGGTGAGGATTGTAAAAAATGTAAATTACCTGCTGGAACAGCAACACTAACTTGCGAAGTAGATAATCCAAATAATGTTTGAAGAGACTTAACAGTACATGTCTTAGTCGCTAAATTATTTTCTTTATCTGTCAGTACAAAATAATCCGTTAACGTTGGATTAATGTTTGCATACGCTCCTGTGTTACTTATTCTTGACATATTATTATTTTACTTCTTCAGCCTCTACTAGCTCAGGTTCTTTTTTAGAAACCTCTCCAGTCTCTAAATTTATAATAGCATCTTGACCGTAGATCTCAGCTAATTTTCTTTCTTCTACTCCAAAAGTAGTTCTTAAATCTTCTAATGCTTTTAATGCATTTTGTTGCATCAATACATTGTCTGCTATTTTCATTTTAGCATTGTTAAAATCCATGTTTAAATCTTGGATTCTTTTTAATTCTTGTTCAGTTAATTTAATTTGACTCATTTTAATTTATTTTATTGATTAATTTTATTTATGTAAATATAGTAAATATATTATTCTTTTTCAATAGGCGGGACAGGAGGATTCATCCATGTAAAATATAAGTTTTCATCAACTGGCTTTATCATAAGCTCAATTTGTTTTGCTAAATTTAACTGCATCGCTGCAACGTCTAACCCAGCGTTTAACCATCCTATTACTATATTCTCAAAATCTTGCGTGTCTTCATAAGGGATAAAGGGAGTTCCTGCTTCGTAAGGAGTGCTCATTGTACCAATTGAAGAAGCTACAAAAGAAGTGTCTTCTAAATCTGTTCCTGTGTAAGACCAATGTACAGTATATATTACGTTTTTCAACCCATCTTCTTTTATAGTTGCGTTAAGTTGATTGATTGTCCAGTTGTATGCAATTGCCATAATTCTAATTTTTTACAAAGTTACTTATTTCTTTTTTAATAATTCTATTTCTGCTTTTAGTTCTTGTATTGATTTAACTAATAAAGGAACTACTTTAGAATAATCAACACTTTGCATTTCTTCTGCATCTTTTTCTCCATTAACTGCTTGAGGTAAAATTTCTTGTAACTCGTGAGCCATTACACCATAAGTTCTTTCGTCTACAGATTTCCATTTATAATCATATACTTTAATATTAGAAACTAAACTTAATCCTTGAAAGTCTTGTAAATCTTCTTTTAATCTATAATCTGAAGCTGATAAATATGATGTTACCGCTGTTGCTCCATTTACTGTAATTTGACCACAATAATTTCGTGCTGAATTTCTAAAAACTATTGCACCTACATTAGTATTTGCAGTTGTTCCTGTGCTAATATCACAGACATTTCCTGAACCTGACGCAGCAGCTATAAC